GGACAAGGATGTCTACAATTCAAATGACAACAAAAACAATAAACGCTACACCTAGAAAATTAAAAGCTTCTTGGACTATTGATCCAGTACAAGATTTGATGTCTGAAACTCTTGCAAAAGAAATTCAAGAAGAAATGGATAGAGAAATCTTTTGGGAGGTATTTAAAACAGCTTTCCCAGATTGGACACAAATAAAACTTCCATATCCAATAGCTAGGACATTAAATGAACACGTGATTAAAACATGGTGTTCAGAAAATTTAAAAGGTAATTTTAACGGCTATCGTGAACAATGGATGTTTGAACGACCAGAAGATGCCACGTGGTTTATACTACGTTGGTTTAATGAAGAGAAACAACAATAAGGAAATTAAAATGAATGATAAAATACAAGGATGCATCGATTTTTGTGATCAAGAGATTGCATCTCTTGTAAATATCTGCAATACTAGCGATAACGTAGCTAGTATACAAGTACATATGGGTATGATTACTGCATATACTTCTATTAAAGAACGATTACAAGAAAATAATAATAAGGAAATTAAAATGAGTATTTTTAAAGATCAAGAAACATTTATGGTCGCATCAGACCAAACAGTTGACAAATTCAATGAAGCACAGTATAATCTATACTTGAACCTCATTAGAGAAGAATTTAATGAATTGAGTGTGGCGGAGAGTAATAATGACCTAGTAGAAGTCACTGATGCAATTTTAGATATGATAGTAGTTGGGGTTGGTGCACTGTTATCAGCAGGGGTTGACGTAGAAGGTGCATGGAATGAAGTTATCCGGTCTAATATGAGTAAAATTGACCCGGATACAGGTAAAGTATTAAAAAGAGAAGATGGAAAAGTTTTAAAACCAATTTCCTGGTCTCCACCAAACCTAAAACCATTTTTAGTTAGATGATAATAAAATAGGGGGTTTTAGAACCCCCTATTTTCATTGTATTCTATTACATTTCCATCCTTTATGGCATCTACCAGATATTGTTATTCTACACATGGCAGCTACGTGCAGATCGTTATCGCGGCAGAACTTACTTAAATTTTTAATTACTGATGACATCCCTTCTGGATTTATAACTTCCCAGAAATGACTATTTTTATCAGCGGATTTTGCAGCTCCGATTTTATCGGTTCCTCTAATCCTTCTTAATTCCGCTGTTTTGGCAGCACCAGTGATATATGAACCAGTTTCAATTCTAGTTCTAACCATTTTTTCAGTTCCGATTTTATCATTACCGTTAGCTTTTCTGGTTTTTATAGACTTTTCCACTGATAATTTATCGGTACCATTCTTTCGTTTTGTTGAGGCAGACTTCAATGCTCTATCACGTAATTTCCCGGAATTTTTCAAAGTTTCTAGTGTTTTTGCACCACCAAGTTTATCCGTACCCCGTAAACGTTTAGTTAATGTTGCTTTTGCAGCAGTTTCCTTTGTTGCTCTAAATGCCTTGCGTTTAGATACTGGGTCGATAAAATGTTTGTTTAATAATAATGCGTTGGTCCAATGCTGTTGAATATAGGATTGTTCCATCCAATATGCATCCAATCTATTCGTACTAGTAAAAATAATTTCAGTAGTGAATTTATCCTTTCCATATTGGCTTAATAAGTCGCTGATTAACTTGCTACTTGTAAAATATTCAACCCATAGGTCCTCGTGTGGGTATTTATGATTCGTTATATTTCTTTCACGGTATCCGTAGTAAAATTGCCCAGTTGGATTGCAAGTGATTTTATACACATATGCTGGTATTGATTGATAAATATTCATGTTGATACTCCTGTTTAGTATTAAAGTAGTTGGGAATTGGCGTTCCGCGAACTACAGTCTTATTTATCATTTATTATTGACAAATACTTTCCAATTATGTATAATAGTTTTTTTAGTAAAATAAAGAGGCATATATGGCACAACACTCAACTTATTGGTCAAATTCGAAAATAGCAAAATGGATTTCAGGTAGTAAAAAACCTGAATTCGCTACTGCTCGTGAATGGCGATTATGGAAACAAGAAGCAAAGAAACTACATCCTGTTAGATATTGGATTGCAGAAACCGGTTTAGGTAAACTTCAGGACTTTGTTTACCTGCCATATAACACGTTCCAATCGTTCCGTTATTACATCAATAATCGTTGGGTGGTCAAAAGCCATGCATTAACTGCTCATCCTAATGACATTAAGCCAGGAAACTGGCAAGATGTTGGTTATCGTTTCTTACCATGTTTGTTCAATGAACTTGTAAATTTTGTCGAGGTTGAACAAGCATGGCATAATGTTATGTGGGATAAAGAAAAACGTGATATGTATTGCGTTCCTTGGTGGAGAACTAATTTCTTTAGATGGAGAACTTGGCGCTGTCCGGAAGCTGGTTTAGATTATTTAGACTGGGCTTCAAAATTAACTAATGAAGAATGGTGTGATAAAAATGATCCAGAATATGGACAACCAACACCTCAAGCACTAGCTGCTATGGAAATTAAAGAATTGTATACATGGTGGAAAGAAGTGTATCCAAATCGTCCTGATCCATATGATGTAAGTGGTTGGTCTGAAATCTGCAATAAAAAAAGAAATGGCAGTGATGATATTATGTCGTTATTTGACTATGAAGATGAAACACCTGAAGAACGAGCAGAACGTTCTGCTACTCATGTAAGATTGAGTGATATTGAAGCTCAATATGAACAAGAAGAAGAAGATATGCTTATTAGATTAACTAAGGTTAGAAAATCACTATGGACGTAAAACCGTCTAAAAACTTTTGTACTTGTGGTAGTGAGCGTAGTTATTGTCTAAGACATGATGCTTACTACTGTGAGTTATGTAATAAATGGTTAGAAGAAAAATGCAATGATCCAGACTGCTTGTATTGTCCAGATAGACCTGAAAAACCTAGCCAAGTAATCTATCCCACACCATAAATGGAATTTATATGGCAAAAATAGCTAAAAAAACAAAAAAAGCTAAGATTACTAGCGTCACTATACGTGAAAATCGTAATAAAGATTGGAGTCCACGTTGGGATGATACTGAATCATTATCTGCAACTGAATTCTTGAAGCATTATCATAATGCCATGCATTATTATAACATACAATTCAGCGGTAAAGACCTGAAACCAGCCGTGTTGACCTGGATGACTGAAAACGGCTATGAAAAAAGTGTTATTACAGACTTTAAGAAATCCAAAGATTGGCGCGTTAGTACAACAATGGGTGCAATTGCCAGTTGTTTATCCCGTGGTATGCCAGAACAACGTGATGATTTTAATAAGGGTACAAATACTAAAGAATGGCTAATTAATGCTATTAATAAAGTAATTGATGATAGTAAAAATGACATCGAACAAGAAGATGATGCAGATACTAAACCAAATACACCAGTTGTTAGTATACAGGAGCGTGTTCGAGAAGCAACTTTTAAAATGACTGAAGAAATTGAAGATGCAATCGAAGTTTGGATGGAAACCCCTGAAAAATTCGACCCAAAGCAGTTCAAGATTCTTAATTTATTAAAAGGTAAAGAAGTAAAAGCAGCTCATGCTCGTGTTATTAAAGATTATTACTCATTCGGATTAAAAGAACTATCAGAAGTAATCGAAGGCAAGGATGAAGACCTTAAAGAAGGGTATAAGCATCGAAATAAGAAGCAAATAAACAATTTATTGGCATTTTATAAGGAAATTGACTCTGCTTGCACTATGTTAATGGAAGAAGCTAAGGTTTTACGTAAACCAAGAGCTAAAAAAGCTATTCCTAAAGATAAAATAGTAGAAAAACTGAAATTCTTGAAGACATTCGAACCATTAAAACTAGTATCAGTCAATCCGACTGATATATTAGGTTCAAAAGAATTATGGACTTATAATACCAAAACAAGAAAGCTTGGAAAATACATTGCAGATGATATGACTGGGCCACTTGGTATTAAAGGAACTACCATTATTGGTTATGATGAGCATAAAAGTGTTCAAAAAACCATTAGAAAACCAGAAGATAAGCTAAAAGAGTTTAAATCAGCTGGAAAAATAGCTCTTAGAAAATTCCTTGAAGATATCAATGCTACCGACACTAAACTGAATGGTAGAATCAATGAAGATATCATCCTATTAAAAGTTGGTTAAAACTAATCGTATCATATAGGTAAATATTAATATGATACGATTCACCATCCTTATTGAAAAACATACACAAGAAATAATTAAAATAAATTTACAACGACGCAGATGGTTGGTCGCCAGTTCTGTTGTGTTTGTTTGTGTAGTATTATTAATTTTTGGATGGGATTGGTTAACAGGACTCCATGAAAAATCAATTTGGTGGGTTATTGTTTCATTAATGCTTATTGTATGTATGAATTGGTGGTATTGGACTATGAAAGTAATATATCATCTACTAGAACATCAATCTAATGAATATGCGATCATAGCTGACTTATTAAATGACATAAAAGCATTAAAAAAACAACTATCTGAATTGTCTATTGACAATGATTAGTAATCAGTATATTATGTAATTTTTAACTATTGAAATTTAACATGAATAAAATAGGTTTTGCTTGCAAATGGATCGATAACCCATCACAAGTTGACGGTATTAAAGCAACTGATGATTGTAAGAAATATAATACCGGTACTACTACCGTAGCGTGGCTTAATCGGCAAACCCAGAAAACAGCTGAAGCAAAGCTTTGGTCATTAATGAAACAAAATATTGAGGCAACTCGTAAACTGGTACAAAAGGTAGGTACGTTAGATGAACACTTACGAATGGTTAGGATTAGTAGCGACATTCTCACTCTATATACTCACGAGCAGTGGATTTATTTTTGGCGCATGGAAGATGTTCAAGCGTATGCGGAACGGACTTTTGCCGAAATTGGACGCTTGGCTCGTGATACTGGCGTTCGCTTGTCTTTTCATCCTGGGCAGTTTTGCGTGTTGGCAAGTGACGACAGTGGAATTGTCGATAGGTCGATATTAGAATTTGAATACCACGCTGATATGACACGTTGGATGGGATATGGCAAAACCTTCCAAGATATGAAGATCAATGTCCATATTGCTGGCAAACGTGGACCAAACGGCTTCTTAGAAGCATATGAACGTCTTAGCGAGGTTGCTAAGAACTGTATAACAATTGAAAACGAGGAAATGACCCATGGACTTGATGCTTGTCTTAGTATTTCTGACAGGATTCCTGTCGTTTTGGATATTCACCATCATTTTATTAAAACTGGAGAATATATCACCCCCGATGACCCAAGGGTTGAGCAGGTTATTCAAAGTTGGCGAGGTGTTCGCCCTACTTTACATTATTCTATTAGTAGGGAAGATGTTTTGGCCAATCATTGCGCCAGCACTAAACCAGATCTTAACTTACTTTTAGAAACTGGTCATTCTAAACAAAAACTTCGCGCACATTCTAATTTCTACTGGAACGATGCTGTTAATGATTGGGCATTGAGTCATTGGGTATGGGCAGATATACTCTGTGAATCAAAAGCAAAAAATCTTGCATCATTCTCATTGTATGAACATGCTAAAAAAGCGATGAGTTCTGTTTCTTAATTTTTTTATAACAATGCTAAATGGAAGCTTAAATTTGTTTGGATTCCAACAAGATGTGATTTATCGAAAAAAAATAATGTGGCTTACATATGCATATCAAGGTACAAGTACGCATTACGTTATTAGTACGACTAAACTCCTGATAGTTAATACACGTTGGATTACAAAACAAGAATTTATTTTTGGTAAAATAAAAGGCACGATATAAAAAAGGGGCTATAAG